CTCCGCGTGGCGCGAGTAAATACATCCGAAAAAATTTTCGCTTCGCAAAAATTTTTCACGCCGCCGAGCCTATACACCAAAACGCCGCCACACCGGAATCCAAAAAAATCGCAATCGCAAACCCGCCCCACCCGTTGAAGGCAAAACGCCGACACGGATTCGAAAACGTCAAAATTTTTGAAGAAGTCGCGGCTTGCCTAATTTTCGCGCCGAAAAAAAATCGACTCGCGGCAACCGTTGCGCCGACCGTTGCGCACCGTTGCGCTGCTGCACCGTTTAGCCGTTGCGCCGTTGCGCCGTTGCGGCGACCGTTGCGCCGAGCCGTTGCACCGTTGCGCCGCACCGTTGCGCACCGTTGCGCCCAAAAAAAATCGGCTCGCTCGCTTCGCTCGCTCGACCGGCCTTAGCTTTGTTAAGTAAGAGGCTCGCTGACGCTCGCGGATTTAATAGCCTTAGCTTTTATAAAATTTTTCTCGCTCGCTTCGCTCGCTCGGAGTAACGGCCTTAGCTTTGTTGGTGGCTCGCTACGCTCGCGGCTCTGTATAGCCGTAGCACTGTTAGGTAAGAGGCGAGGGCCTGACGGCCCCGCGAGTATGTAATTAACTTTTCGCTCTAAAAAGCGAATGGACTCGTTACGAATTTATTCCGGCGACACACTTGCTCCGCCCCCCAAAAAATTTTTTGATGTTGACAAGTTGTCCTTACCCATTTAAGACAAGCAATATCAATAAGTTAGCTTGGAAAAGCGCCGTGATAAGAACCGGATTGTTTAAATATGTGATCCATTCTAGGGTCGATGAATACCATCAACAGGGCTGGATGATTGTTGCTGACCTTGGACGGCCTCATAATTATTACAGTGTTCTGATGTGGCACTGCGACTGCGGACAGCTTGTCATCCCATAAACCATCTGATACTATCGAATCAGATCAAGGAGCCATCATGGATCAACAATTTCAAAGTTTCTTAGACGACCTTGCTGGGGAGTTGAAGAAAGCGGCGGAGCGAGCGGTGTGGGACATCCCGACTGACAACCGCACAAAACACACCATTTCGGCATATAGAGCCGCTGTCGCAATGGTGGGAATGTGTGTACAGTCGGCGTTGGCGAAACATCGTTCGCTTACCGCAATTGAGCCGGTACAACCTGAACCTGAACCCGTCGGAGTTCCAGATGTTGAAGAAGTTGTTGAATTGGGTGACGAAGTTGTCGATGACACCCCAAAACCCGAAAGTCTCTTCGACGACAGCATCGACAAGCCCCGCCGTCGCAGAACCATATGAGGAGATAAAAATGGCTATGACCCCTAAGAAAGCTGCACCAGCAGCTGCTAAGACCGGCAAGAAGAATGTTGCCGAAGCCGCCAAGAAGGCAATGAAAGAAGGCAAGCCTTTGAAAGAGGCAATCGCCGCGGCTAAAAAAGGCAAGTAAAATGGCGAAGAAGCCTATTGCGGAAGAGATTGCCAAAAGCCTGAATACTCCGAGTAAGGTCGAGAAGAAGGCTCCATCAGTCTCAAACCGTATTGCCAACTTGGGTGACTTCGCTCACCCACCTAAGAAAAAGAAGAAAAAATAATGCCTCGCATCTATACAAAGAAAGAGGACGCCAAGCGGGAAAAGGTAACTGTTCCCGTGTCCTCGGTTCTTTTGGATAGGTTGAAGCAATACGCCGTGCGGCAGGATGTATCTCACACCCAAGCTGCACGGCGTTTTATTGAAACGGGTCTTGATCGGGAGAAACAAGATGGCAAGCATTGAACAAACGTTTGATCGGTGTGGCGAAGTCATTTCCAAATGGCGTGACCGTGAAGTAACTCTTGAAACAGTTAAAGATTTTGCGGAAGTATTTGATCTTCAATTGCACTGGTCTTTAAAGCCTGTTGACAGCGAACCAAAAAAACCCGCTGTAAAACCTGAACAGGGTGAATTTACTTTTGAGTTGTCTGAAGACGACCAGTGGGCCTTCAAAGGCTGGCGCGAGAACAACGGGCTTTAATCATGTCTGATTTATACGATGTCTTGGGTGTCGGGCGGGACGCGAGTCCTGCTGACATCAAGAAGGCGTATCGTGTTAAGGCCAAGTCCGCGCACCCCGACGGTGGTGGAGATGCGGAGCAATTTGGTGCGTTGACGCTGGCTTTTGATTGCTTGAGCGACGAAGACCGCCGGAAACGTTATGACGAAACTGGCGATGTGGGTGACGGGCAACCTGACAACACATTTTCTCAGGCGTTGCACTTTGCGACCAACGCAATCAACACAATTTTGAACACAATCGAGGCTCGTAACCTTGAATTGGATCGTTTTGACATCCTTGGGGATGCGATCAAGACGTTGGAGAACCAGATCGAGGCTGAAGCAAATGAGCGTGAAAGGCTCGGAAATTCGGCCAAAAAACTGGAAAAATTGGCTAAAAAGTTCAAAGCGAAAAAGAAAAAGGTCAACCGTATTGGTCCGGTGCTTGATGCACAGGCCGCGGATATTCGCCGCCGAATTGCAAAAGGTGAAGAAGTCGCCAATATAATGAAAATGGCTTGGGACATCCTGAACGACCATAACTTTGATTGGTCGCCACCGGAACCAGTGCCCGTACAACCAATGGGTCAAATGACATGGCGGTAAAATCATCAAAATGGCTCAAGCTGTTTCAAGACTTCATTGGTGATATTCGTATTTCATCCAAGGAAGCGATCTCGCAAGACGAGCGTGGATCGAAGCTGGAACTGTGGGAATCGCAACGCCGTTTCATCCATGAAGTCGGCACGGGGCTGGATAGCGACATTCACAAGTTCTATTGCTTGAAGTCCCGCCAGCTTGGAGTGACCACTGTGTCACTGGCGATCGATGTGTTCTGGATGGCGCTGCACCCGAACATCATCGGGTGTCTGGTGACGGACACGGAAAAGAACCGCGAAGCCAACCGTATGTTGCTGGAAAAGTACGTTGAGTCGTTTCCTGACGGGTACTTTGGCGACACGTTCAAGATCGTTCGATCCAACCGGCAAATGTTGCAGTTCTCCAACGGGGCACGGTTGGATTTGTTGGTGGCCGGTACGAAGGACAAAGGAACGTCATGGGGCGAAGGTGTCGGTTATGCCTTCGGACATTTGACGGAAGTTGCAGCTTACGGCTCGGCGGAAGGATTGAAGTCGCTTGAGGAAGGCTTTGCTCAAACGAACCCCAACCGTTTGTTTATTTATGAGTCGACAGCAAAAGGGTTCAACCATTGGCGTACACGGTATGTCGATGGCTTGAATGATCCGTTGTCGGCCAAATCTTTCTTTGTCGGCTGGTGGGCTGGCGACACGAACCGGATACCACGGAAAGACCCGCGGTTCTTGCAACACGGCTTGCATCCGCCGGAGTTTGAAGAGAAAGAAATGATTGCCGCCGTTCAAGAGAACTACGGCCACAAAGTCACGGCTGAACAACTGGCTTGGATACGGTGGAAAACGGAAGCGGCGGGCGCCGAAGCGGCTTTGTTGGATCAAAACCAACCATGGACTGCCGAGCAAGCGTTTGTTCAAACGGGTTATTCGTTCTTTCAAACCCGCGTGATTACGGCGGATATGAAGCGGTTGGACGAAGAAATGGTGCGCTACAAAGCGTACCGGTATGAAGTGGACGGCGACTTCTTCAATTTTAAAATGATTGAGTTGAAGCCCGGCGTGGATAGCCCCGACGACATCGAGTTGAAAGTCTGGGAAGAACCGGTTGAAGGAGCCAAATATGTTATCGGTATGGACCCTGCCTACGGGCGTAACGACCACAAAGACCACCACGTCATCTCAGTATGGCGGTGCTTCGCAGACCGAGTTGTACAAGTCGCGGAGTATTGTACCGCAGATGTTGAGGCCAAACACGCGGCTTGGGTATTGTTCCATTTGTCGTCTGCCTATGTTGATTGTCTCGTCAACCCCGAAATCGGTGGGCCGGGCGCACTTGTTCTTGGCGAGTTCGATCATCTCCGGCAATTGCTTTCACTAGAAAGCAACGCTTCGCGGGTGAAAGCCCGTGGATGGGAAGACGCCGGTTCGCACGCACGGATGTATCTGTACAAGCGGCCTGACTCGATGGGTGCCGGTTATGTGATCGGCTTCCAGACCAACTGGAATACCCAGTCAATTCTGATGCACCAGCTTCGCGGTTGTTATGTGTCGAACGAGTTAAACATCAACTCCCGTTCGTTGCTGAACGAAATGTCGTTGGTGGTTGTCGATAACGGGCACATCGGTGCGCCAGAGTCACGCGACGAAAATTGCAAAGACGATCGAGTGTTCGCCATGGCGTTTGCGGTTCGTGCTTGGAAAGACTGGACGCAAAAAGACATGATGGCTCAAGGTCTAACCTATGATGCGGTGATGAACGCTCAGAAAGGTGAGAAGCCAGCGGTCGCAACCACGGTCAACCGGATCGTGTACAACTTTTTGAAGACGATGGAAGATCATGCAGACGATGAACCCGAACCCCCTGCATGGCAAACGGAGTATGGATTATGAGTAGAGCAGACGTTAAATTTCGCGCTAAAGTTGAGGTTCCGGCACCAACACCGGAGTCGCTGTTTGATGAAACACCTGTGGTGACAGAAACCAAAATTCCAAAAGGATTTGAGGAATTGCCGGAGGTCAGCGTCAACTTTCCGTACACGGGACGCGCAGTCTATGTGACGGACGGCGTGAATGTTGCTCCGGCGGTCTGGCGTGTAACCCGTTCATATGACGGAGCCAACGTAAAGTGGGTTTACGATCAGTATTGGGCGCAGCATAATGCGGGTGGTCAAAGGTTAGATATGGTTCCTATCGCTTACAAGAAAATGGAAGATTGATATGACCGTCACGTTGGAGATCAACATGAATAAGTCTGATACTTTCTTGGAACCGACTAAGTACAAGATCAGGTACAAGTGCGAATTGTGCGACCATGAATATACACGTACGTACAAAGCCATTCCGATCAACGATCCGCCATGCCCCAGCAAAGCTTGCATCGTGAAGCAAGAATTAGTGGCTATGAAAAAGCAGATGGATAACTTCCAGCGGATGTTGGAGTCTGGTCAAGGTCCGGGGCAGATCGGTAACAAAATTGTCGTGAAGGCTGTCGATGAGACCGCTCGTATCGTCATGGAAGATTATCAGATGACGGATTTGAAGGATAACATCCGTCAAGGCGAAGCGGTCGCACCAAAATTACCGGGCCAGCAGCAGACATTGGCTGACAATTATTTTGGCGGTCGTAGTTTGCAAGCAGCGGGTATCAACAAGAAACAAGCTGACTTGCTAGGTCGTCGGGCAATTTCAGGAGCGTTCAGGAGTGCGGCGTTAAATCCGGCATCCATTCAACTGCCTGATGTTAAAAACGGGCAGTCACCGTTACGGGTGATGAGGACAGAACCGACGGGTAAAAAATAAGGGGCTTCGGCCCCTTACTTCTTTTTGTGGGTTTGCGCTTTCATTTCTTGCTCTTTGGCAGCTGCTTCTGCGTGAGCGATTTCGCGGCGCATGATATTGGCGCGCAGCTCGTCTGGATCGGTGACGTCCACATGATCGACAAGTTCCGACGGTGACATTGCGCCGATGCGCTGTAGGCTGAACGCGAGTTCCTTGGCGTCTTGCGAGAACGCTGGCGACGAAGAGTGCGAGTCAACAGTAAGCGACACGTCGTCTGGCAGATCAGCGAACGTAAACGTCACTGCCACAAGACCCTTAGCTGGCGGGATCAACAGCGCTTCTTCGCCCGGCATAGACGAACTTTCAAAACCAGCCGCATCTTTTGGAACCCATGCAATCATCTTTTGATCGACGTGAGCGCGGGCCATGTCGAGCATGAGAGCGCCAAACTTTTCAACGTCACGCTCGATGAGGAGCGCACGGTCTTTGAAGCGCGGCGAGAACATACGTACCAATGTTTCGGCGTGTTGAGCAGAGCGAACACCTTGTTCGCCTTGACCCTTGGCGATCGGCGGAAGACCCATCATCTCGTCAAACATACGCTCGTACTCATGGAGCGAGGCCCACAAAGCTTCTGGGATTTGAATGTTGTCACGCTCGATCTTGGCGTTCGGGTTGGAGTCAGTCCAGTAACCACCCGGCTTGTTGAAGCGAGAGAGTGCCTGTTGGTTCACGCCGGTCGAGCCGACAAACTTGGTCGCTGGCTCTTCTTGTTTGCGAAGCATCTTGTTGATGCCTGTGATGCGTGAGTTGATGGCTTCTTGGAGAAGAACAAGACGCGTAACTTCCGATGCGCCCCAAAAATAATCCGGCACCGGATTGGCGCAGAACAGGCTGAACGGATGGCTACCCTTGAGAACAGGGTCAGTTTGTTTTGCGTGAGTGTTGTAGGAGAACGAACTGGTCAGCTGGTACTTACCACCGATCAAAATGTCCTCGCCAATGATCTGGAATGTTGTCCAATCACCACGGTTGTCATCCCATACCCAAAGCTCGTCCAGTTCAAGCATGGCTGATTCAACGGCTGGATCGATGTCGGCTTTAGGTTGCGACATCCAGTCAACAAGGCCGCGGCTTTGGTTTGGAAGACCGCTGCCCGCAGCTTGGAACGGGTAAAGCCCGCCCGTCACGATATTCATGGCTGACGCAGATGCGTCTTTCATGCCGCCAGAAATACCTTTCATGTGCGTCTTGGCACGTTCTTTCAAGTCGTCTTCGTCAGGACGACCGCGAATAAGGTTGCGGAATTGCGCGGGCGTAATGATCATGCGGTGCGTAAACGCTTCCATGTCCGCATCAAGCGCCGTGTAGTTCTCGTGCAACACACCAAAGTTTTCTGGCTGCACCAACTGCGTACTAAATTCTTTGTTGACAGAATTTAATTTTAAAATGCCAAGACCTTTGCGAAGAGCAATTCCGACGGCTTGGGAAATCTTGTTGTCCGAATCAGTTTGGCGGCAGAATTTTCTAATGCGTGCCGCAGCAGCCCGACCTTTAGATTCGTTGACAACGTTTGGAAGATCAGGATCGGTGATGGCAAAGCGTAAAGACACCGGAGAAAAAAGAAGTGATTCGAGATCATCGAGTGATGCGTAAGTCTTGTTAAACATTGCTGGAGCAGCTGCATCTGCTGAACCAGACATGGCGTAAGACTCGAAAAACGCTCCACGATTTTGTCTCGCCTGTCGCGACGACATGCAAATATTCGCCAAGTTTCGGGCGAATGATTCGAGATCGCGTTTAGGTATGTGCATGTCATCCCATCCTATCGTTTTGATAAACCACAGCTTTTCTCAATTATATATTGACAAGGCTCTTATAGCCAACGTAATCTCGCGTCTGTTGAGATGGTAAGCTCTCTCAACGTTCCCAGCAATAGGAGTTTAACTATGTTTGACGTTTCTGAAGTTGCCGAAAAGCGTGGCCGTAAGATGCACCGCAAGGGCCGCAAGTAATTGTGGTTTGATGAACGGGGGCCGAGAGGTCTCCGTTCATATCTTTTTGTAGGAGATCAAAATGGCTTATGGTTCACGTCGCGTTAAGCGCAAGTAATTCTGAGGGTTAGTAACATGGCTTCCTGCCGTTCTAAAAAGCGTTCTACTCGTAAATAAACTGATCTAGTTTAGAGAGTGTAAATTATGGCTTTACCGCCCATGCCAATGCCCGGTGGCCCCGCCCCCGGCGCTCCCGGACTTCCTGGCGCGATGCCACCTATGGGTGGCGCGGGTCCGGCAAGTATGCCCGGCCCTATGGCTGGTTCAGGTCAGCAAGGAATGGCAGCTTTGAAAGTGGGTCTTGAGTCGCTTCAAAAAGCACTCCCCCAGTTGCCAATGGGTTCAGCACTCCATCAATCCGTTCTTAAAGCCGTTGCCGACATCGGCAAGCACCTTGAAAAAGAAGGTGGCGCACAAGGCGATCAGATGGGCGCCATTCAACAATTGATGGAAATGGCGCGTGCCGCTAAGACACAGCCTAATATGGCTAGTATGATGCCCGGTGGTCCACCACCCGGCGGACCCGGAGCGGGCGCTCCACCACCACCAACCCCGCCAATGGGCGCATAGGAGTAAGTTATGGCACAGGGAAAAGTTCCTACCCCATACGTTAACGACGTTAAAGAAGATCGCAGCGTTATGCAGTACGTTGAGTTCCCAACGATGGGAATTGGCGCACGCAAGTCGGGTCTTCCAACTGACGGCACCAACCACATCCGCAGCCTCGAACACGTTGGCGACGATGCCGCACGTAATTCGGGCAAAAACGGTTCGACGGCTCCAGAAGGTCGGAAGTAAACCATGGCTATGACCCCAGATCAAATTGCTCTTCAGCGCTCCAAAGAGTTGATTGACGCACTTTGGAACGACGGTGAAGTCGGTAAAAAAATCCAACAAGCGGCTAAGGCCCGTTGGGACGACGTTAAAACGACTGAGGATATGTTTGCCCCAATCGTTGAACCACACTTGAACAAGATCAAGACTCTTGAAGACAGATACGAAAAGCTTCTTGAAGAGCGTCTTGATGAAAAACGTGCCGCCGATGAAGAGCGCACTAAACTAAAGCTTGAAGAACAACTCGAAAAAGCCCGCCGCGACTATAATCTGACTGAAGAAGGCTTCAATCAGATGATTGATCGTATGAAGTCAACGGGCAATTATTCGGACGCAGAAGCCGCTGCCGCGTATGTCGCCAGCAAGGCTCCGCCAGCAAAGGTTGCCGGTCCAACTTGGGCACCTCAAGACCTCGATCTTTTCGGGTCCAAGAACCGCAACGATGCTTTGGTTGAACTTCATCGTGACCCTATGGGTTACATGGACTCACAGCTTACCGAATTTGTAGCAGACCCTGACAAGTATGTTCGGGACACGCTCGGTCGCGCGGCGTAATAAAAGGACGTAAAAAATGGCTCTACCTACCTCACCAGTAGCCACGCTGACCGGAAGCGGTATTACCCCTTCAGGCGCGCTTGGCGCACAGCTTGCCGCACTTACGCGGCGTGCTTTCTTGCCTTCTGTATACGTACAGATTTATCAGTCACATCCGCTTCTCAGCTTGTTCATGTCGAACGCCAAAGCTGCACGCGGCGGTGTCAGCCAGATCACCATTCCAGTGCAGGGATCGTCTTTCGTTTCCTTCAACTGGGGTTCGTTTGCTGGCGACTTCCCAATGCCAACCGATCAGGCAGCGATCCAGAACGCTCAGTTCTCGCTCAAGCTTGGTATGGTTCCAGTCGGCTTCTTCGGAATGGAAGCAATCATCCAGTCGTCCGAAGTTGTTATTCCTAAGCTTCGCGCAGTGATGTCGGACGCAGCGGTTGTTATCAAGCAAGCCTACGCTCAGGCGCTTTATTCCAACAACTACGCCAACACCCAAGTTTGGGACTCGTTGACGCAAGCTTATGACGACGGCACGAACGTTCCATCATATGGTGGCATTTCGCGTACTCCCGGCTCGTTCTGGTCGGGTCAGCTAATCACCAACACCGGCGCGGCTGCAACGACCCGCGTTGGTATGGCCCAGCTTCTCACCCGTATTCAAGCGGGCGCTGGCGGCGAAGCACCTGATTATGCGGTTATGAACCCTGCCAACTGGGCAGAACTCATGTCCGACTTCATGTCGCTTGAAATGTTCACCACAAAGCCTCGGTCGATTTACGAAAAAGACGATGCGGTTAATGCGGGCTTCCGTGCTATCCGTGTTCTTGATACGCCGATCTTCCCCGATCCATTCTGCCCACTCGGCACTTGCATTGTGGTAAACTCGCGTTACACCGGTCTTTACATGTCTGAGTATGCACCAATGACGTTCTCTGGTTTCGAAAGCCAGATTCCAGTTGGTCAGATTTCGGACATCGGTGTTCTGATCTCGGCAGCCGATCTCGTTTGCGCCAAGCCTTCATCCGGTGCCCAAATTCAGGGTATTACCGGTGCAGCATGGCCGAACGTTCCCGGCACGTATCCAGCAGTCATTTAAGGAGTAAGAGCACATGGGTCTCTTTTCAGGTTCTGGCGTATTACCTTCTCTGAAGGGTGTAGCCACCAACGTAGTCACTTTGATCTCAGGTCAAACACAGCTTATCAGCCCAGCAGGTTGGTACATGGTGAACACCGGTCTTTACACCGTTGTTCAGCAGTACGATCCGATCACGGGTATCTGGCGCAACATCGGCAACGGCGACCATCAGGGAGGCGTTCGCTATATCTACTCGGATGGTGTTAACTATCGCCTCGCAAACCAGACCGGCGCTCTCGTCGGTGCATTGGTTACGAACGGTGGTTCGTCCTACACTTCGGCTCCAACGGTTACGGCTTCGGCTGGCGGTTCGATCTGGAAAGCAATTGTCGGCGGTGCAGTCAGCACGACTGTTACCGTTACCAACGGTGGCACGAACTACACCTACCCACCACTGGTTCAGTTCCAAGCACCTCCTGCGGGCGGCGTTCAGGCAACTGGTTACGCAACGCTTACGGGAAGTGCAGTTACTTCGGTCACTGTCACCAACCAAGGCGCTGGTTATGCTTCGGCTCCAACCGTTGTGTTCATCAACGACCCGCGCGAAGGCGTGAACGGCGTAACGACCGGTTACAATGCAGCAGCAACCGCAACGCTCACGGGCGCTAACACGGTTACTGCGGTTCTCTGCCTCGACCACGGTCAGGGTGGTCAGACCTCGCTTCCAACGCTTTCTTTCGCAGGTGGCGGCGGTTCAAGCGCAGCAGCAACGGGTATCATGTGCTGGTCGATCACGGCTTACGCCGCTGGTACGGCTGGTGCGGGTCTCGCCGGTTCGGTTGCCCAGATCACGGCAGAAGATGCGTTCCCAACGACCGCAGCTGCTTACACCAACCCATACACCCAGTCCGGTTTGGTTAGGACGCGTAACGCCAACATCAAGGCTCCAATCTCCAGCGGTGGTATCACTGCTACGGGCGCGGTAATTTATGATGGCGGTATCTACACCTCTTCGCCAACCCCAATCGTCAACGCAACCGCTTCGGTCGTAACGACCGCACCAGTTGTGACCTTCACGATGGGTGGTCAGACAGACACCAGCTACTTGACGCAAGTCTAATAGCTAGTAGCTGATTAAATAAAAGCCCGTGCTTGCGGTGACGCGGGTGCGGGCTTTAACTTATTTGGGCGGTTTGTATGTCACTCAGTCAGCTTCTTAACGACACTTCGGCGCTACTGAACGATCAAAACTACACGTTCATTTCGCAAAGCCAATTGACGCGATGGGTTAATACCTCACGCAAAAACGCGGCCAAGCGTACAGGTTGCATCCGTCGGTTGATCTCAGGTCAGTCGGCGTTTGGTGCATCTGCGGTATCTGGTAGCGCCATTCCGACCGCTGCCCAGCCCGGCGCTTTACCAAATCCGTTTGCGGGTTCAAATACCGCGGCAAGAACAACAGGTAACAACGGTGATTTTAATACCGATTACAACGCCGATTTCAACGTGCTGCAATACAACGCCAACTACCCAATTAACTATTCACCAAACGGCCCGTTCCCTTCGGCTTATGGCGCTGTGACCAATTCGTGCATGACCATACCCGGCGTTGAGCGGTATCCGTATCAAGGTTTTTTCAACAACTTTTTGAAGGCCCAATACGCAGGTACCGCCTATATCTACGACTCAATCACCTGCTCGGTGAATTGGGGTGGCACGACAAAACCCGCGCTAGATTGGCTTCCTTGGGATGATTTTCAAGCGTATTGCCGCGCGTATTCCGTGTTGAATATGTCCTATCCAGCAGTCTGGTCTGTCTACAACGACGGCCCAACCGGTGAAATCTGGATGTTCCCCGTTCCTTCACAGTATCTTGAAATCGACCTCGATGTGTCGGCTGTGCCAATTGATTTGACAAGTGACGCTGATTACGACGCCATTCCTGACGGTTTCCAAGAAGCTTTAAAGTACGGCGCAGCAGCCATTGCATTTGAAACGACAGGTCGTTACGCACAAGCGCAAGTCATGGAAGATCGGTTTGCCGATAGTCTTGGGGTTGCGCGTGTGGCAGTTGATCGCGGTAAAACACCTGGCTATTATCGGTCTGGGCCATAATAGGATATTAAGATGTCTGGTATCCACGACCACGTTGCATCTACTGTCGCTCTCGCTCGCGTTGTGTTGGGCGGTCTTGATCGTACACAAGAGAACAGTTCAGTCAGAACCGCTTCACTTGTTTTATTGCTCGACACTTTGATTGAACTCGGATCATCCAATCAAAATGGCCGCGTCAGCGAATCAACAGGCAAAGAAGTTAGTTCTTTAATGGCGACATTCGCCGCTGTAAGGGAACATCATGGCGTCCAATCCTGAAATTTCCGGTAAAGCTGGTCAAGCTTTAGGGCTGCCGCCCGGCTTTAAGGTTTACACCCCGTTTCCTTTCAAGGGCATCAACGCCCAAGATGCGCCGCACGCCATTGAAGACCAAGAGTTCATTTGGGTTGAAAATTTTGTGCGCCTAGGTAACGGTCGGCTGCGCGCGTTGGGAGATAAAGGTCCGTCGTTCTATACGGCACCAACCGGTACAACGATCATCTATTTTCGGTTTTACACCTTAGCCACGACCCAATATTGCGCTATTTTCCTGTCTGACGGTTCAGCAATTCAGTTGAACATGGCGACGTTGGCTCAAACTACCATTGGACCAGCGGGAACATTTTACACCGCCTCTACCGGATACCTTCCGTTTGGCCGTCAGTGGGGTTCGACGTACCTTTTGATTTGCAATCGTAACACGACCAACGATTATTGGGTGTGGGACGGAACATTGCTTTATGGCGCGGGAACAGCCGCACCAAAAGGCGTCAACATCCAGTCTGTCGGGTTTTCTTATTCTACGTCGCCAACCATCACGGCGTATGGCGGCAGCGGCAGCGGGATGACGTTCAGCTCGGTCGTCAACAACGGAGCTATTGCAGAAATTAACATTACTAACCCCGGAACGGGCTACAATCCGGGAGATGTTGTGCAATTGGCTTTTTCGGGCGGCGGGTCAAACACGTCGGCTCAGTTGAGAGCAAATCTTTCAAGCGGCTCGGTCGGCGGCGTTTCAATAACGGCGGCTGGTTCGGGTTACACTTCAGCATCAATCAGTTTTTCCGGCGGCGGGGGCGGTTCTGGTGCTGCGGGTACAGTTATCATAAGTACGGGTAGCGTAACAAGTTACACCAGCCTTGTTGGCGGTACAGGCTATTCAGCGTCGTTTCCGGTAACGTTTTCGGGCGGCGGCGGTTCTGGCGCCGCGGCAACAGCAACAGCGGTTGCCGGTGTTGTCACTACAATCGCTATTACAAATGGCGGAACGGGCTACACTTCTGCGCCAACTATGGCTTTTACGGCGGGCGGCGGAACAGGCGCGTCGGCAACGGCGGTTATTACAGGTCAAGGTCTTATTACCGGCGTATCCATCACAAACGGTGGTAGCGGTTACACCACGGCCCCATCAGCAACAATTACCGGCACTGGATCGGGCGCCACCGCACAACCTGTGTTGGCGCCGGTCGGCGTAGCTTCGGTCACGGTCGTAAACGGCGGAAATGGGTTTACCTCAATTCCCTTATTGACTTTTTCGGGCGGCGGCGGAGCTGGCGCGACAGGGCTTGCTGTTTTGACCGGAACTTCAGTCTCAGCCGTTAATCTAACGGCGGGCGGTTCTGGATACTCGTCAGCACCTAGCGTTGTTTTTTCAGGCGGTGGAAGTGGCGCAACACTACCAACCGCTGTAGCAAACTTAGACGGTTCAAGTATCGGTTCTGTTTCTATCACCAACGCCGGATCAAACATTACCGCAGCGGTTCAGGTATCGTTTTCTGGTGGCGGCGGATCGGGAGCTGGCGCTACAACGCTGCTCAATCCTACATCCATCGCTTCGGTTGTTGTGTCTTCGACGGGTCAATATTACACGACGGCTCCGGCAGTAACAGTTTCAGCCGGTGCCAATAGTGCGGCTTACGCCACCGTGTCGCTCATGCCTTACGGCGTTTCCGGCTCGGCTATGGAAACGTATTTGTCGCGCGTTTGGATCATCAACCCAGCCACGCAACAATACTCAACCATTCCGCCTGGCAACTTATGGTCTTACAGCGCTCCCGGCTCCGTGTCTGATTTCTCGTCATCAGACGGCGGCGGTCAAGCGGTCAACACCGACGCGTTCTTGCAAACAAGCTACATTGGTGTTCGCCAATCGTCCGACTATCTGTATTTCTTCGGTA